GTGGCCAAGCTGGCGGACCCGGACGCCTACGGCGCGGAGCGCGTGGCCGTCTATGGCATGAACTACGACGAGCAGACCCTGATGGACTTCGCCGCCGCCAAGGCGGGAAGCATGACGGTCCCCTTCCAGGCTGCCGGGTATGAGTACTTAGACCAGGTGGCGCCGCCCCAGTGAGGGCATGAAAGAAGCCGCCCCTGACAGGCGGCGGGAATTGACAAAATACAGTGCGGCTGGTATGCTGAAACCAGAAGGACGCTGTTGCATAACAGGCGGTCGGCCCATTCCCTTGCGAAAGGGGGTGGTTCATTTCCCGGAGATCGTATCGAAGGGAGGTGACGCTGATGTGGAGAAAACGGCTGTACGCAGTACTCCGGTTTCTGGTGTGCCTGGCCTTTTGGGCCTACATACTGACCATAAAAGCGTGTTGACCGTCCGGCTGGTCCCCGAACGGTCAACGATTTCTGTTGACTAGCAAGGGCTGACCGCCTTTGTGACAGCGCCCTTCTATGTTCATTATACCGAAACCAGCCGCTTTGTCAAGAGTCAGACAGGGCGGCTGGTTCTTTTGATATGGAGGAGTATATGGAAAACGAGAAAAAAGCAAGTGTGCTGGACCTGCTGCTGCGGCCGGAGCTGCCGGATGTGCGGAAGGTTCTGCCGGAGAAACAGGTGGAGGTGAAACGGCTGACGGAGCTGGCCGGGGAGCCGGTGGTCTTTACCCTGCGGGCCCTGACCTACAACGAGACCCGTCAGATTCAGGACAAGCCCCGGGAGGACCAGGCGCTGTCCGCCGTGCTCTATGGCTGCAAGGACCCGGATTTCCGGGACAAGCGGCTGCTGGACGCCGAAAAGGGCATTGTGACGCCGCTGGACGCCATCAAGGCCCGGCTGTCCGCCGGGGAGATCGACGAGGCGTACATTGAGATTCAGGAGCTCTCCGGCTATCTCCGCCGGACCCTTGCCGAGGTAAAAAACGCCTAGAGGCGGCGGAGGACCCGGAGCTGTTCCTTCTGTACTACCTGTTCGCCGCCAAGGGCTGGGGGCTGCGGGATTTAAAGGCCCTGTATGAGGCGCGGGACGGGTGGACGGAGGTTATCCGGGTGTTCGCTGCCTATCAGGCGGAGAGACGGAGCGAGGGCTTCAAGTGGTAAAAGGAAACCGCCCTCCCAGGCGGGAGGGCGGGGAGATTAAGAATCTGTTGCAGGCGTTATCGTAATGGTATTGTACTGACCATGCCCATATGTTGAATAGCTGTATAAGGCGCCATCAAGCGTATAAGATGTGTCGTACATATTTCATAGCTGGTTCAGGCTTGGAACCGCCACAAGAGGCGAGAGGAACCAGTAGCAACAAAGCCAGAGCAAAAGAGAAAAGATTTTTCATAACATTCAACCTCCAGTTAGAATCCGGATATTAAAACAAAAGCGGAAATGTCCAAATCATCAAGCACAATGCAAATATGATGATAAGAAATACGAATTTCCAAAATCCAAAGTCCGTCTTTCGGAGGAATATCTGCATCCTTCCCATAAATGTATTCGCAGGATAGTCGCCGCCCCAGATCAGACGGCCAAGGACGCAAAGGACCATCGTAGTATAGCCAATAGCAAATATAAAACACCCAGTGACTCCATCCATTTATGTCACCCCTTATTGCCCTAATCTTACTTTCAGTATAGCGGCGGAGTCTTATATTGTCAAGAAAGAAGGCGAACTATTTGGCAGACGGAAGCGTGTCTATCGTGATGAAACTGAACGACGAGATTTCCAGTAAGCTGAAAACCATTGCAAGTACATCTCAGGGGTGTTCTAAGGCCATGGAAGAACTGGCGAGAAAGAGCCAGCAACTTGGTGACAGATACCGAGACCTCACAAAGCGGTCTGCAGAAGCGTCCGCAGAGGCCTTGGGGGTCAAACGAGCCATGGACGAGGCGGCGAAGACCTTTAAAAAAAGCGGAGATGAGGCAGACCGGCTGACCTTTGAACGGCTGCGGAAGGAATACAACGACCTGACCGTCTCCGCCAAAGGGTACGCCGACGAAGCGAAGAACACGGTTAAGGAAATTCGGGCGCTTTCCGACGAGGTTCGGAAAATGGACGATGCCGCTGATATTGGGGAAATAAGTGCAGGGGGGCTTGATATGGCGGACAGCTCCAGCGGCCCTTTTTCCAGCTTTGTCTCGATTTTTACATCAGATGATATTCGAAGCGGCCTGATGAAGAGCGGAGTATTTAAAGACTTGGGAAACAGTGTGGCGGGATTGCTTTCCACCAGGATTGAAAGCGCTATCGGAGAGCCAATGGCAGCCTTTTGGGGACAAACCGTTTCCGGAACATTTTCCGGGGTTGCTTCTGGAGCCATTGCAGGTGTTCCGGGAATGATTGCCGGAGGAATACTTGGTACGATTTCCGGTGTACTTAACGGTAGTACTCAAATATTTCAGGCCAAAGATGAAGCGTTCAAATCCTATGTCCAGGATGCCCACGAGACCCAGCTTAGTGAACAGGCGGCGTCGTTGTCCACGGGCTCCACTCTGGCGGCGGGGCGGGAAACGGACCAGATTTCCTTCACCCAGCTTTTGGGGGACAAGCAGACTGCAGATGATTACCTGTCCAATATGGTGGACATGGCGAACAATACCCCGTTCCTCTACGAGGACCTGAAATCCATGAGCAAGACCTTGGCAACCTACGGCTTTTCCGCCAAGGAGGAGGGAGGGGACAACTATAACGCCATACTGCCTACCCTCCAGACTATCGGCGACGCAGGGGCCGCCTTGGGCCAGTCTGTCAGCGATATGACCGCCATCGCCACTGCCTTGGGGCGGATGAAATCCAGCGACAAGACGACGCTGGAGTACCTGAACATCCTGAACGACCGTGGAATCGGAGCCGTTGGGATGCTGGCGGAGGCCAAGGGCGTCAGCCAGGGAGATATGTATACCATGATTTCCACGGGCGAGATCGCGGGCACGGAGACCGCTGAAATCATCCTGAACGCCATGGCAGACAGCTTCCAGGGCGCAATGCAAAAGCAGTCGCAGACCTATTCCGGCCTGAGCTCCACGGTGGAGGGCCTGGGCCAGGAACTGGACAACGCCATGGGCGAGGGCTACAACGAGGAGCGGAAACGCGGCCTCGCGGACCAGAGGGACTGGCTGTCAGGGAACAGCGGTGAGGCTGTAATGGAAGCCAACCGGGCCATCGGGGCCTGGAAGGCGGAGCTGGAAAACAGCAAGGAGCAGTATATCCGGGAGGCTGTGGACGCCATGATATCCTCCGCCGAGTACCAGACGGCCAAAGAAGAGGGCGACGCCGCCGAGATGGGGCGGCTCATCATGGAGGCCAAGATTCAAGGAATGAATGAGTACAACGCCAGCGAGGGGGCCCAGTTAGCCCTGGCATCGGAAAAGGCCCTGGCAGAGGTCATCCGGGATGATACAGCCAGCAATAGTGACTACTGGGATGCTGGGTATGAGAAAGGAAACTGGTTCACCAAGGGACTGGCAGCGGCAATCAAACCGTTTTTCACCACTATGGACGAGCGGACCGGAGCGGTTTCCTATGCGGATAAATACGGCCAAACCGTGGACCCCATGCTGGTGGACGCCGGCGGCGCCAGCGGCTGGGCCGGGAAGGGGAGGAACAGACCGGGACAGTACGCCGTGGGCCTGGACTACGTGCCCTACGACGAATTTCCCGCCTTGCTCCACCAGGGTGAGCGGGTCAAGACGGCGGCGGAGGCCCGGATGGAGGACCGGGGCGGGGGAAGCATCAGCGTCACGGTGACGGGGAACCAGTTCCACGTGCGGGAGGACTCCGATGTGGATGCCGTGGCGGAGGCCCTGGCGGAAAAGCTCCAGGCGGCGGTGCTGAGAGGAGGCGGCTGATTTGCAGGTAATCTTTCGCAACGTCAAAACAAACCAGGAGCTCATCATGCCGGTGACGCCGCCGGGCTTCACCGTGGCGGAGGGGCGGAGCGTGGAGACCCTGGACATGGCGGAGACGGGGCAGGTGAACCTGCCGGGGCTGCGGAAGCTCTTCAACCAGCGGCTGGAGTTTCTGCTGCCCTCCTCGGAGCGGAACTACACCACCGGCGGCTGGACCGGGGAGCCCTATACCGTGGTGGACCGTCTGGCGGAGTGGTCCAACAACGGCGACGTGCTGCGCTTCATCGCCACGGACACGCCGGTGAACCTGCCGGTGCTGCTGGGCCCCGTGGAGCACGGGCAGCGGGACGGCACGGGGGATGTGTACGTCACGCTGGAGCTGCGGCAGTACCGGGAGCTTCAGGAGGAGAGCACCGAGGTCAACCAGGACACCGGCAACCTGAGCCGGGCCGCGCCCCAGGAGAAAAAGGAGGAGGGCTCCTACACCGTGGTGAAGGGGGACACCCTCTGGGGCATCTGCCGGAGGACCTACGGGGACGGGGCCCTCGCCTGGAAGCTGGCGGAGGCAAACGGCATCAAAAACGCGAACCTCATTTTCCCCGGCCAGGTGGTGAAGCTGCCGGACAAGGGGAGCTTGTGATAGGGAATGTGTCCAAGTTGGACACATACGCCGAGGAGAGATTGAAATGGCATACAACGACCTGTTGAAGATCCGCACATGGTCCCTGGATGGGGCAAAAACGGAGCACATGACGGAGAAGGTCCAGGCCAAAACCTGGAGTGGAAGCTATAAGGACTGCGCCCGGCAGCTGAGCTTTTCCGTCCTGCCGGAGGCCCTGGCGGAGCTGGGGGGCATGGCGCGGCTCTATAAGGACGCGGATATCTTGTTCTCCGGGCATATCGTCTCCCGGAACCGGGACAGCCTGGGAAAGACCGTTGACTGCTCCGCCCTGGACAACGGGCTGTACTTAAAGCGGAACAGCACCTATATGGCGGTGCGTAAGCAGGCGCCGGAGGCCGTCACGGCCCAGCTCTGCGGGGAGTTCGGCGTCCCCTGCGGAGAGTTGGCGGCCACGGGGGTACCTCTGAGCCGGAACTTCCTGGGGGTGAGCCTCTACCAGATTATTCAGACCATGTACACCCTGGCGGCGGAGCAGACGGGAAAGCAGTATCAAATCCGCTTCCGCTCCAACCACCTGACCGTGGTGGAGAAGGCCGTGGGCCCTGAGAGCATCCGGCTGGTTCCGGGGAGCAATCTGCTTTCCTGCCGGTCGGCGGAGAGCATTGAAAAGATGGTGAACCGCGTGGCGGTCTACGACGGCGACAAATTCAAAAAGGTGGCCCAGTACGACAGCCCGGAGAACTACGTGGCCCTCTACGGCCTCATGCAAAAGGCCATCCGGGCCAGCGAAAAGGAGAACCCGGAGACCGCCGCCCGGGATATCCTGGAGCAGAATGGGATTTCCACCACTATCACCGCCCAGTGCCTGGGGAACGTGAAGCTCATCACCGGCAACGCCGTGGCGGTCCACGAGCCCGTCACCGGAGTGGACGGCCTGTTCTGGATTACGGCAGACAGCCACACGGTCCGGCGGGGCGTCTACCAGACCAAGGTGACGCTGGACTTTCGGAATTTGATGGACGGGCAGACGGCGGGGAGCCTGCCGAAGGAGTGAACATATGCAGGGAAACGCGTACAGCGAGCTCGTCTCCATAATGCGGGAGGCGGCAAAGCCCAAGGGGCCCATGGGGCCCATCCACCTGCGCCTGGGCGTCGTTTTGGAGGCGGACCCGCTGAAGGTGGACGTGGCGGGGACCATCCAGGAGGCGGAGCGGTTCTACATCTCCCACCGGCTGGTAAAGGACCACCAGGAGCTGCTGGAGCTGGACTGCTCCGGGGTAAACGGGAATCTGTCCATCCAGGCCTCCTGCGGCTACGGCTCCCACAGCTCCATGTCCGTCAGCTCCGGCACGCTGAATACGCCCCGCTGCCTGGCCGCTCAGGCGGAGCCGGTGCTGAAGGCCGGGGACGAGGTGCTGCTGCTGACGGAGGACGACCAGACATTTTATTTAATGGATAAGGTGGTGAAGGCGGGATGAGCGGAATCTTCCCCATTGTGCAGCCGGAGGCGGCGGCGGAGCCCCGGCGGCTGCCGCTGTGCAAAGAGGCGGCCTGGGATTTTGAAAAAGGCACGCCGGTGTTCTCCGGCGGGAAGCCCCTGGTGGTCTCCGGGGCGGAGGCGGTGAAGGTGTGGATTTGGAAAACGCTGATGACCGCCCGGTTTCATTTCAGCGTCTACTCCTGGGACTACGGCAGCGAGGTGGAGAGCCTGATCGGCAAGTCCTTTACCCCGGCGGTAAAGCGGAGCGAGGCCGCCCGCTATGTGCGGGAGGCCCTGCAAATCAACCCTTATATCCGGGCGGTGCGGCAGGCGGACGTGACGTTTCAGGGCGACGATCTGGCCATCTCCTGCGAGGTGGAGACGATTTATGGGGAGGTGAAGGTTTATGTTTGAGGACATGACGCCGGAGAAAATCCGGGGCCGCATTCTGGGACGGCTGAAAACGGACCTCCAGACCCGGGAGGGCAGTTTCACAAACGATATCATCGCCGCCGCGGCGGAGGAGATCAGCGAAGCGTACCACAGCCTCGACGCGCTGATTCCCGCGTTTTACGTGGATGAGACCAGCGGGCCGTACATCGACAAACAGGCGGGAACCGTGGGCATCGTCCGCAAGGCCGGGACGAAAGCGCGGTGCGGCGTCACCTTCACGGGGGCAGACGGCGCGGCCATCCCCGCCGGGGCGGTCTACTACACGGCCTCGGGCCTGGCCTTCTACCTGGAGGCCCCCGTCACGCTCCGGGACGGGACCGGGGAGGGGATGCTGCTTGCCGCGGAGCCCGGGGACGCGTACAACATCGCCGCCGGGGAGATTGTGACAGCCCTGCGGAACTACAGCGGCGTCTCCGGCTTTGCCAACAGCGCGGCGGACGGCGGCGCGGACCCGGAAACGGACGGGGCCCTGCTGGGGCGGTACCTGGAGCGGATGCGCAAGCCCGCCACCTCCGGCAATCCCTGGCATTACCAGCGCTGGGCCAAGGAGGTGGAGGGCATCGGGGCGGCCCGGATTGTCAGCAAGTGGAACGGCCCCGGCACGGTGAAGGTCATTGTGGCGGACCAGGACCTCCAGCCCGCCACGGCGGCGGCGGTCAGCGCCTGCGCGGCCCACATCGAGGAGGAGCGCCCCATTGGGCCCTCCGTCACGGTGGAGGCCGCCAAGACGCTGGAGGTCACGGTGGAGGCCTCCGTCACCCTGGAGAGCGGCGCGGGCGCGTCCACCGTTCGGGCGGCGCTGGAGGAGGCGGTGACGGAATATCTGCGCGCCACGGCGGCTTCCGCCTTTGGCGGCAGCGTGGACTTGCAGTTTGAAGCCATGGACGCGGGGGCCTACTCCCTGCTGTTCAACCGGGTCGCCTTTTTGCTGCTGTCCATTCCCGGCGTGGTGGACTACACCGCCCTGGCCCTGAACGGCGGGACGGAAAATTTGACCATCCCGGCGGACACCTTGCCGGTGCTGAAGGGGGTGAGGGTGGTTTGAAACCCTTTGTCGCCCGGTATCCGGCCTTCCTGGCGGGCTCGGCGGAGTTCCGGGACATCCAGGAGGCTCTGGAGCCGGAGCTGCTGGACCTCTGGTCCGCCAGGGACGGCGCCCTGGCCCAGCTCTGCGTGGAGACCGCCACCTGGGGCCTGCGGTACTGGGAGGAAACCCTGGGCATCCCCGTGGACGAGGGAAAGGACCTGGATACCCGCCGGAGCCGCGTCCGGGTGAAGCTGCTGGGCTCGGACGTCACCACCGTGGCCCTGGTGAAAAGCTCCGCCGAGATTTGGTCCGGTCAGAAGGCGGAGGTGACGGAGTACGCGGACCAGTTCCGCTTTGAAATCCGCTTCGTGGAGACCAACGGCGTTCCGCCCAATATGCGGGACGTCACCGGCTCCATCCGGGAGCTGATTCCCGCCCATCTGCAATGGGATTACATCTTTTTCTACGACGTGGAAAGCGCCCTGGGCGTCGGGGCGGGCCTTGTGACGGAGGCCCGGGAAGAGCTGGAGGTCTGGCCCCGTGCCCTGCGGAGCGTGGAGATTACGAAAGCGGCGGCGGTGGGGGCCGTCACGGAACACCATGGCCGGATTGAGGTCTATCCGGCGGAACAGGAGGAGCCATGACAACGCGAAACGAAGTCGCCGTCAACGGCGGCGGGAAGCAGTACGGGACCAAGCTCACGGTCCTGGGCGAGGCCGCCATCGCCGCAAATCTTCTGGCGGGAACCAAGCTGGACGTGGTGGAGATCGCCGCCGGAGACGGCGGGGGCGGCTACTACGAGCCCTCGGCGGAGCAGACCGCGCTGGTCCGGGAGGTCTGGCGGGCGGAGATTGCCGCCTACGCGGTGAATCCCCTGAATCCGAAGATGCTGGACATCAAGGGCGTGATCCCCTCCGCCGACGGCGGCTTCACCGTCCGGGAGCTGGGAGTCTTTGACCGGGCGGGGACGCTGATCGGCGTGTGCAACACGCCGGACATGGAGAAGGCCCGGCCCGACTCCGGCGCGGGCGGGAAGCTGGATGTCATCATGCACCTGATTGTCACGGACGCCAACGCGCTGAACATCGTGGTGAAGCCCTCCCTGGATACGGTCAGCCTGGAGGATGTGACCGGGCTGCTGGGCGGAAAGCAGGACAAGCTGGAGGGGCAGCCGGGCCAGGTCCCGGTCTTTAACGAAAACGGGGACCTGGAAGCACAGGACTTCTCCGGCTCCGCTGTTTTCGCCTTCACGGCGGAGGATTGGGGGCCTCCCGCCTCCTGGGTACCGGAGGAACCGGCGGAGGGGGAGGAACCCGAGGCCTACGACGGGTCCCTGGGCTATGAAATCGCCATCCCCGCCGAGGCCCACAGGCGCAAAAACGGCGATTTCGGTTTCCACGTATTCCATCAGGTGGAGGGCAGGTACATCACCAACACCTGGGCGGCCCTCGGCACCGGAGCGGACTATGACGGGGAGGCCGGGACCGTCATCCTGTCCAGCAGCGAGCCCTATCCCGGGAAGATTCTATTTGTAGGCTGAAAGGAGAAAATCTATGAGCGTACCATTCGGAAAGCACTGGAAAATTGACGGCCTGATTGCCGGCCCCATCACCCGCCACGGCGGCGTGAACGGCAGCTACTCCATCCTCTTTGAGCGGGCCAACGGCGCTACAATTGAAAAGATTGAGGCCATTCACTGGGATAAGCCCACGGTTCAGCGCCTCCCCGCCTGCCGCGAGAATGAAACGGGCCTCCCGGAGGGCTACGGCTTCCAGCTGGGGAACATCGCCTACCACCACAACACCGGGCATTTTGAGGTGACGGTTGCCACCGCCAAGCAGTACCTGGGTGACGTGACGGGCTACCAGGCCCGGATTGAGGAGCTGGAGGGGAAGGCGGAAAATCTGGCCGTGCAGGCAAGCGAGGCCCAGGCGGAGGCGGAATCCGTCCGGCAGGAGGCAAAGAACCGTGTGGCGGAGCTGGCCTCCGCCTATGAGGAAGGAGTGGAGAGCAATGGCTGATATCCATACGCTGGCGCTGGACGCCATGAAAACCAAAGGCGCGGCGGACGCCGCCGCCCTGGCCGCCAAGGCCGTGGCCGGAGAGGCGGATGGGACCTATCTCGTGGCCCACGCCGCGGAGGTTCCCACCTGGCGGCAGCGGGACTACACGGACGTGCCCGTCGGGACCCCCTACAAGTGGCAGGGCCGCGTCTATAAGCTCTGGCAGGCCCACGACGCCTCGGCGCAGCCGGACTGGAGCCCGGACAAGGCGGTCTCCCTCTGGGACCTCTGCCACACCAAGGACCCGGCCCTGGCCACGGATTACCAGCCGCCCCAGGGGACCCGGGGGCTCTGGCAGGAGGGGGAGTGTTGTGTCCAAGTTGGACACATCTGGCGCTGCCTCACGGCGGACAACGCCTACGGCCCCTCGGAGCTGCCGGAGCGCTGGGAGGACCTGGGGGCGGTCGAACGAGAGGAGGCGGCGGAGTGAAGAAGTTTTTGAGCTGACCGGAAGGAGGCGCGGCGGTGTGGCGGCGATGAAAGAACTGGTCCCGGAGTACCGGACGGCGTCGGCCAAACTGGCCATGCGGATTTCGGAAAAGAGGTCCGCCGGGGCCTCCCCTGCGGAGCTCCGCCCCCTCCAGGAGGCCCTGCGGGATGTCCGGGAGGTTCAGCGGCTCTTGGATGGGTATTACGAGGTCCCCCGCTCCGCCGGGGTCGCCGCCGTGGGCTGGAATGCCCGGAGGTCCCGCGATGACCATTGACGAACTCCGGGCCCGCAAGCGGGAGCTGCTGGCCCGGAAGAGGTACGAGCTGGAGCTTCAGGCCCGGGGCGAGGGGGACAACCTGGCGCTCTTCATGGTCCGGGAGGAGCTGGGCGACGTCAACGACCAGCTCCGGGCCCTGACGGCGGGACGGCGGCAGCGCGGCGGCCGGACGGCGGCAGCGGACTACACCAAGGACCGCCAGCAGTATCTGGACTGGCGGCGGGAGGATACCGCCCTGGACGGCGAGATCGGCGAGGGCCGGGCCAGGCTGGCGGCGGCGGCCGTCCAGGGCTTGGACCTCCTGACGCCCCGCCAGAGGGAAATGATCAAGCTGTACCTGGACGGCCAGTCCGGAAAGGAAATCGCCGCCCTCCTGGGGGTCAACAAGTCCACCGTTTCCCGGAGCATCGCCAAGGCGAAGAAGAAGCTGCGGGAGGAGGCGGAGAGGGCCATGACGGAGGCCCGCCTCCGGGGAGAGGAGGCCCTGGTGGACCTTGCGAACCCGGAGGCGCTGAGGGCCGTCATGCTGGCCATGACGCCGAAGCAGACCGTGTATTTTTATCTGTATTATTCCGAATGTCTTTCCCTCCGGGAAATCGGGGAGCTGACCGGCACGGACCACGCCGCCATCTGCCGGACCCTCCGGCGGGCGTTACGGAACGTCAGCACGCTGCTGGGGGGGCAGGACACCATCCTGGAACACCCGGAGGCCCTGGACGAGCTGGCCTACCAGGCGTATTGCGAGCTGGGGGGCCACCCGGAGCTGGTTCCGGAGGGCATCCATATCCCCCACGCGGCCCTCCCGCCGAAGCAGAGGGGAACGAGAGCCAAGGGCCGCATTCCTCTCCCGGCGGAAATCTCCATACGGGTCCGGGGAAAGCGCCGGAGAAAGCGCGGAAAGCCGCCTGGGAAGCTGCTCTCCGCCCTCCTGGAGCGGCGGGGCGCGCGGCCCGGCGGGTCCGTGTTCCAGTGGCTGACGGCGGTCTTTGAGGCCTGCCGCCGGAAGCTGAAAAAGCGCGCCGGGTGACGGGGTCATGCAACTTCCTGCCGTAAAAGTGGAACGTCTACATTAAAAAGGAGGCGGACATCATGTTTTTACTGCATGTCAAAAAGAACAAGCTGACTCTCCTGGAGCGGGAGGCCGTCACCAGCGGGAGTGTCAACGCCTACGCGGTGCAGTTCGAGTTCTCGGAGGACTGGGAAGGGTTGGATAAGACGGCGGTGTTCCAGGCTGGTTGTGTCTCCCGGGAGGCGCTGCTGGACCCCAGCGGGGCGTGCGTGGTACCCTGGGAGGTCCTGCGGGTCCCCAGGTATATGTTGAAGGCCGGAGTTTGCGGGAAGCGGGGCGGGGAAGTAGTCCTTCCTACCGTATGGGCAAGCCTAGGCATAATTCTGGAAGGCGTGTCCGTCGGAAGCTCCCCGCCGCTCACACCGGATGATACCCCAGGGCCTCCCGGCCCCCAGGGAGAGCCTGGGCCTCAAGGACCAGAGGGGCCTCTTGGCCCGGAAGGACCGCCGGGCCCGAAGGGAGACCCCGGGGAACCGGGGCCCCAAGGCCCCCAGGGGGACCCCGGCCCAGCTGGGCCGCCCGGAGCGGAGGGGCCTCCTGGCCCAAGAGGGGAACAAGGCCCCCCTGGCCTTCAGGGAGAGCCGGGGCCGCAAGGCCCGGAGGGCCCGCCGGGCCCCGCCGGGGAAGGCCCTGCCTACTCCCCCGGGGACGGCATTGAGATCACGAAAACGGAGGACGGACGGAGTATCGGCGTGGCCACGCCTGTGCGCGGGATTCTCACCCAGGAAGAGTTTGACGCCCTTCCGGAGGGCCAGAAAAACAAGGGGATGTATGTCATTCCCGGCGGCGGGGACGGAGGCTCCGGCGGAGCGGCGGAGGAGGCGCATCCCTCAATCGTCATAAACGGCAAAGCGGTTGAGATATCTGGCGGGGGGGGGACTGGCGGTGCTGAATGGGAAGTGTATTTTCCTGCGGAAACCATAATTGGCACATGGTTCGACAAGCCTTTTTACCGGAAGGCGATAGAGGTTAATGGCCCTAAAGAGATCAAAAAAGACGAAGTGATCTATACTCTTCCAGATAATGTAGATCTGAAAATGGTGAACGCTTCCGCAACGTACTTGAATGGCGCAGGCCTGGTAAACCTCCCCTATTTTTACTCTACGACAACGTACTACACTTTCTGGATTTACAATCATCAAATTTTTGCAAGTTGCAGCAACAATACCCAGGTTGGGGGGAAAATTACATTTATTTTCAAATACACAAAAACCACTGATTGAATAGGAGCCATCATCATGCCTGAAAAATGCACGGACAATCCCAGGGACTGCCCTCTGGTTTCCCGGGTGGAATCCCTGGAAGAAGCAAATCGGCAGCATAGCGCCACCCACCGGGAGATGTTCGCCCGGCTGGGGGCCCTGGAAACCCTCAGCGCGGTCCAGGAGAACAAACTGGATACCATCTTGGACAAACTGGACGCGCTTACGCAAAAGGTAGAAGGCCTGGAAGCCAAGCCCGCCAAGCAGTGGGAGAGCCTGGTAGGAAAAGCCGTGTGGGCTGTTTGCGCCGCCGTCATCGCCTTCCTTCTGGGGCGGGTGGGGCTGTGAAAGGGAGGCGGCGGAAGAAGGCCAAGACCTCTGATATAGTTCTGCTTGTCATGGGTCTGTTTATAGCGGCGTTTATCGTGACCATGATCGTGACCTTCTGGGTAAAGGGCAGCGTGCCGGACACGCTGATTCGATACACCCTGGGAGCCGGGAGCGTAGAGGCCATGCTGACGGCTGGGATTAAAATTTCAAAGGTAAGAGCCGGGGACAATCCCGGAGAAAGTGAGGAACCATATGAATAACTTGTATGAAATCATTGGAAAGCTGCTGGCGGCTTTTGCGGTAGGCCTTCTGGCCTATCTGGTCCCGAAAGCAAAGGCGTGGCTCCAAGCCAATACGGACGCCGCCACGCAGGAGAATATCCGAAAGCTGGTGCAGTCCTTTGCCCGGGCGGCGGAGCAGCTGTATCACGACCAGGACCCCGACGGACAGAAGCGGCAGCAGTTTGTCCAGGAGCAGCTGCGGGCCATGGGCGTGGTGGTTACGGAAGCGGTCATTAGCATGATTGAGGGGGCTGTCTGGGAAATTAACACGGAGAACCGTAAGGCCCTGGTGCAGACCAAGGAGACCGTCTCCGGGGGCGCGGAATGACGGCGGAAAAGGTGCTGGCAATCGCCAAGGCGGAGCTGGGGACCAAGGAGTCCCCGGCAAACTCCAACAGGGTCAAATACAACACCTGGTACTATGGCCGGGAGGTCTCCGGCTCCGCTTACCCCTGGTGCATGGCCTTCGTACAATGGGTGTTTGCTCAGGCGGGCGTCAAGCTTCCGGCCAAGACTGCATCCTGCGGGGCGCTGATGAATGCCGCTAAGAAAGCGGGCCAGTGGGTGACAAAAGACTACCACCTGGGGGACGTGGTGATCTACGACTTCCCCGGCGGCGCGGCTACGGACCACACAGGAATTGTCACGGGCGTTGGGCGCCTGGGAGTGACTGCCATTGAGGGGAACACCAGCCAGGCCGGAAGCCAGTCCAACGGCGGCATGGTCTGCCGGAAAACCCGGCCCTATAATCAGATCGTAGGCGCGGTGCGCCCAAATTTTCAAAAGGAGGAGGACGGCATGACCATTGACAAACTGACCGATGAGGAAGTGCTCCAGCTGGGCAAGCGGCTTCAGGTGGTGATGGGGAAACAAGCTGTGAGCCCCGCGCTGGCGCCGGAGCTCCAGGAGGCAAAGGCCCAGGGTATCACCGACGGCAGCAGCCCCGGCGCGTTCTGTACCCGGGCCCAGGCCGCTGTCATGACGCTGAGGGCAACAAAAATGTGAGAAAGCGGAGGGTTTTGACCCTCCGCTTTTCTGCGTGCAAAAGTGCCGATACCCCCGCATGGACCCTTGAAAAAGCAACCAACAGCGGGGCTTGGCGGGAAAGCAGACCCCCGGCTTGATCCCAGGGGGTGAAAACGGATCCCCGCTGTGACCCTTGCTGAAACACTCCATAATCACCCAGAACAGCCATCTTCATGGGGCTTGAGAACAGGCACTTTTCTCTCTGTATTACCCATTTCCGACCACCTGCCACAGCCAAAAGTTGAAATTCCGACCACCTAACGAAATTCCCCGGCCCGCTCTGCGGGGCGGTGTTCACCGGCTGGGGGCGCCGAAGCGACCCCCGGTCTTTATCCTGCTATATTTTCGACCAGGGGATTTTAACGATGAGTTGAGAACTGCGTTTTGGATAGGAGAGCAGGAGGGCTCTCGCGCGGAAGCGTGCGAATCAAATATTACTTATAACAACATAGTTGGTATACCTACGGTCCCCCTTTGTGTGTGGTTGCTGGCGGTGGTGGTCCTCATCAAATGAGACATGTGTGGTCTGTCGTACATACAGGCAGCGGACAAACCCCACCTTTCGGCAGACTCTATCAAGGGTCATAAACCGAGGGCATACAGTAAAATTGCAGATGAAATCAATCACAAGCAAGAAAGCCGGGGCTAAGTCCGGCTTTTTTGTCATACAGCTTTTTAGTTACGCATAAATTTAGGAGGGCGGACCGCCATTAGCCATTAAATCAAGCACATTGTCGAAAAAGGAGGATTGAAAAGTGGAAATAACTCTGCTTGTGGAAATACTGAGTATCGTATCCCTTTCTCTTTCTATCTTGCTGGCTATTTCAAAATTATATCCAATAATTTGGCGGTTTCTGCCAAAGCGGAAAGCAAAAAGGAATACAAACCATACTTATGAGAATGAACCCCGAAATATGACGGGTGAAACTGATAGCCCCGAAACAAAATCAGAGCCGGAACAAATCAAAGCTTAAGATATTGGGCGGATCCGCCTCTCCGCTTAGCCTGTTGAAGAATATGCGGTTAGTCTTAGAAAGATGCTTGTACTTTTTTAACAAAACCATTTTGCGTTGCGGCATATATCAAACAGGGTGCCTTTGCGTTTCATTGACTTTTTACAGTCGTACTGAAATCGGGGGGATTTCCTTTTACCCATTTTGGCCCAAAGCAAAATGTAAAACCTACGATAAAATCAAGGTCCATGTGAGCAGAGGACGCCTCTTAGGCGTCCTCTGCTTCCATTGCCCTTTTTATGGCCTCATTGATGAATTTATTTGTGGACATTCCTTTGCTTTTCGCAAAATCCGCTATAATTCGACGCTTTCCTTTTGGTACAATAACATCGATCCGATCATAAGACTTTTTGTTATACCGGGCGGTCGCTTCCTGCTGTGCTTTTGGGTTTGCCAATTCCCACACCTCATTTCAAAGTATGGAAATTATACTGGATACTTATGGAAGTATAGTATAATTCCATAAGTATATTTTGTGGAAAATGTGGATTTATATCATTATGGAATTATATTATACTAAAAAGCACCGGGCAGGAGCCGTTACTCCCGCCCGGCGCATAGCCGCTCCGGCTGTGTGGAATACTATTTCAGCATATCCAGGATGGCGTCATTCAAGTGGATGGGTGAGAGCTGATGCTTGTTGAGCTGTCCGACGATATGCAGGGCGGTATCTCGATCCGCAGTTACGTCCGGGACGAGGGCCACGATGTCACGCGCAAAGCAGTCATAGGCTGCGATGTCATACGAGACATACGTACCCACGCCCTGGGCGTATCTTATTTTCGGCATCATGATGTACTGGGTCATGTCTTTCATCATATTGGCCATGGTTTCGGAATCTTGCATATTCATCCTTCTTTCTTTTGTATTTTGAGAAAAAAGGATATCCAGGCGGCGCCCGGCTCCGGTAGGGCGGCGCTCTTTCTTTTTTACATAATTTATATAACTCTACCGACGCGTACTACAAAACTTGAGAGGTGTCCATCATGCCCAACACACAGCGCATGTCCCCGCCCATTACGGACTGGTCCACCGAGATCAGCGCCCCCCGGCCCGGCTCCGCCCCGGAGTCCCCGGCGGCGTTCCAGTATCCCGCCGCCCCTATGCCCGCCGACGCGCCCCCGGCCTTCCAGTTCCCAGGCGTCCCCTCGGGAGCGGCGCCCTCCGCCGCCCCGGCGTCTCCCTCCGGGTCCACGGGCCCGGCAGCTTCCTCCCCAACAGGTTCCTCCCCCGCAGGTTCTGCCCCGGCTCCGGCGTCCCCCGTTCCTCTCCCGGCAAGTCCCGCCCCTGTCCCGGCGGCTTCCGCT